TCGTTTACGGAAAAAAACATCTGGGGTGTTTTTGACGATAACAGCGCTAATATTACCGTATCACAGTCAACCGCTCTGAATCTTTCCGCCGTCTGGTCTTGTAACAGGGTAATTTCCGAATCAATCGCCTCTCCTCCTGTGCATGTTTACGACAGGCAAACAGGGGAGATAGCAATTAACCACCCTGTATATAAATTACTTCATAACCAGGCAAATCAATTTCTTACATCCTTTGCGTTTCGGGAAATAATGCAGACTTACCTAAATCTTTGGGGTAATGCTTATGCCCGTATCGTACGTAACTCTGCGGGCTACCCTGTGGAGTTTGAGGTCTTTCACCCGAAAGACGTAGAAGTTATGATGAAAACTCAGCTTTGGTACGACGTAAAAGACCGTAAAACCTCAATCAACGCACGGGATATGATACATATTCCTGCTATAATTCTCGACCCCGCGGAATACAAAGGCGTATCCCCAATTTTGATGGGTAAAGAAGTAATGGCAAACGGCTTGGCCTTGCAGATATTTTCTAATACATTTTTCGGAAACAATACCAATTTAGGGGGTTTGCTTACCACCGACCAGATGTTGAAACCTGAAACAGTGAAAAGATTACAAGACAGTTGGAATTCACAGTGGAAAGGCGTTAAAAACTCAAACAAGGTAGCGGTATTAGAACAGGGACTGAAATTCAGCAGGGTAGGAATTGACCCAGAGGCGGCACAGTTTTTAGGTTCCAGGGAGTTTGCAATAGAAGAGATCGCCAGATGGTTCAGAGTACCACCTCATATGATTGCAGATCTTCGCAGGGCTACATTCTCAAACATTGAACACCTTTCAATTCAGTTTGTAACTCACACCTTGCTTCCTTGGGTTCAGAGATGGGAACAGGAACTTAACAGAAAACTATTTGCGACCGAAAGTGAACAGCGGTATTATATCAAGTTCAACCTGGAGGGATTTCTAAGGGGCGACGGGGCGGCCCGAAGCAACTATTACAGAACAATGTGGAATATAGGGGCAATGAGCCAGAACGAGATAAGAGAAAAGGAAGAAATGCCGCCGATTGAAAACGGGAATAAATACTATGTGCCGGTAAATATGGCAGATGCAGAAAACGTAAAAAAAAGAAGAGAATGAATAAGGAAATAAGAAGTTTTGAAAGTACGCTGAACATTGAAAGACGGGACGATGCCCCGGCAAAGATTGTAGGGCATGCAGCCGTTTTCAATAAAATCAGTGAAAAACTCGGATGGTTTCGGGAAATAATCCTCCCTGGGGCATTCGACGACGTGTTGGAAAACGACGTTCGTGCGCTTTTCAATCACGACTCTAATATTGTTTTAGGCCGCACGAAGTCTAAAACACTGCAATTACGGGTGGATGAGAATGGACTTTATTACGAAATTGAACTACCCGATACTCAGGCTGCAAGAGACCTAATGATCTCGATTGAACGGGGAGATATATCTCAAAGTTCATTCGGGTTCAGTATTGCCAGCAATGGAGATGAATGGAAACAGGATGAAGAAAAGAACGATTTGAGATATATCAAAAAGGTTAAACGTCTTTATGATATTTCTCCGGTTACCTTTCCTGCTTACCCTGATACGGATGCTGCAAAGCGTTCACACGATGAATATGTAAGTTTACAAAAGCCTGATTTATCAGGTGAAAAATTGAGATATGAAACAATTATTAATTTAAAACAAAAATCATGAATATTTTGGAATTGAAGGAAAAAAGAATGAGCCTGCTCACACAGGTCGCTGATATAACCAAACGGGAGAATTTCAGCGCTGAGGACAAGGTTCAGGCAGACAAGATTCTCGACGAGGTTGGGAGACTTGACACACAAATCAGAGGTGAGGAAGCCAGGGAACTGGCTGAAGCTGAAGCGGTAGCCAATGAGCTACGGACGAAAAAATCAGGAGGCGGACAGCGGGACGAAATGGCTGAGTTCAGGCATTTCATCGCAACTGGAGAAAACCGGGCAGCTGCAACACAAACAGTAACGACTACTGCCGGGGGGTATCTGATACCGGAAGGATTTAAGTCAGATATTTTAAAGGCGTTTTTGTCATTCGGTGGGATGTATCAGGTATCGAATGTTTTCAAAACACCCACCGGAAATGACATACAGTGGCCAACAAACAACGACACCGGGAACAAAGCCTTCCAGATCAATATCAACACCTCTCCGGAAGATTCCGGAAGTAACACTGCTTTGACCTTCGGACAGAAAACCTTAAAGGCATTCAAATGGACATCTGGTCTTATCAGAGTTCCCAACGAGCTTTTTGAGGACGAAGGATTAAGCCAAACTTTGGATGCATTCGTAAGAGAAGCATTGAAAGAAAGAATGTGGAGGGGATTGAACCAGGCCTGGACTACCGCAGCCGGAACTACCACAATTCAGGGTGTTGTAACTGGGGCTACCGCTTCGAGTGTGCACGCGCTATCGACTGCTATCAGCAAGGATAATATCTATGATCTTGTTGGTCAGGTTGACCCCGCTTACCACAGTAACGGACGTTTTATGCTGAACTATTCAACACTAATGGCGATCATGAAACTTTCCGTCGGTACATCTGATGACCGGCCATTATGGCAGCCTTCCGTAAGAGACGGAGCACCGGATACCATCCTGGGATTCCCGTATACGATTAATCAGGACGTGGCCAGTATCGCCGCTTCCGCTAAATCACTGCTTTTTGGGGACTTTAAGTACTACATCATCCGTGAGGTAGCAGATTGGAGACTCGTCAGGCTTGTTGAGAGATTCGCCGACAGTGATCAGGTGGGAGTTACTTTGTTCGCTCGTTACGACGGACAGGTGGCGGACGGTGGTACTCATCCGATAAAGTATCTGACCCATTCAGCAACGTAAGATGAAAATTCAGATGCTTAAGGGCGTTGCGAGTGTTTCATTTGTCTTGAAAAAAGGAGGGATATATAACATCCCTCCTTCCGAGGCAAAGCAAATGATACAATTTGGCTATGCCATACAACTTGAGAGTGAGGTAATTGAACAGAAACAAGTAATATACGAAAATGCAGTACAAGGTAGTAACTCCACCATCAACGTACCCGATAAGCCTGTCAGAAGCGAAACTGCACTTAAGAGTAAGCAGCACAGAGGAAGAAAACCGAATAACGGCGCTAATAAAAAGCGCAACTGATTGGGTTGAGGCTTACCTAAGGAGACAGTTGATCACTTCGACATGGGATTTATTCCTGGATGACTTTTCAGACGTAATTTACATTGAAAAGTCACCCGTTACTACATTGTCAACCATTAAATATTACGACGGGTCGAACGTATTACAAACACTTTCATCAAGCTATTATAATGCGGATTTAGATAGCGAGCCCTCACGTGTACAAGAAGCATATGGATATACCTGGCCAACAGTTTACGACAGATTTAACGCTGTACAGATCCGCTTTATAGCTGGTTATGCTAATGCCGCCTCTGTACCTGACACGATTAAAGACGGTATTTACCTACTTATTACACACTTATTCGACAATCGTGGCGATGAAGCCCGGCGAGTGCCACGTGTTATTTACGATGTTTTGGAACCGTATAGACTATACAAGTTTTGAAAATAAAGATATTGGTTTGCGTTTGGCAACGGCCGGAAATTACCCGGATATGTTTTGAGGGGATTAAAAGATTACAAAAGAAATTCGACATCGACCCGGTAATTATTTACAGCGAAAAATCAATGAGTTCTTTGATAGCAAAGTACAAGTTTGAAAAGTACTTTCATGAAAATTTGCCTCTTGGCAGGAAGTTTAATTTCGGAATAGAAATGGCTTTAAAATCAGAATGGGACTATCTTATGACACTCGGTAGCGATAATTTGATTACTGATTCACTGATTGAACTGTACAAGAAATACGAAGGTAAGGATGCATTCGGAATTGATACGGCATACCTGTACAACTCAGAAACAGGCGAGGCAGGGGTATTTAAGAACGGGTACGCAATCGGGGCGGGAAGAATGTTAGCCAGGCGGGTAGTTGAGACACAAACAGAAGTATACAGGGTGATGTACTTACAGAGTGTTGCGGGGAAGGAGACGATAGGTAAGGGACGGGTCAGAGACCTCAGCAAAGAACAGGCAGAGATGTATATAAAACTTGGGGCGGTTAAGTTGATTGCAAAAGTCAGGGATAATCGGAAGATTTACGACGATGAGGCAAACAGGACGCTGGATTTTAAGAGCGATTTCAATATCACCTGCAAAGGGTATCACGTAGGAATGATCAAAACAGATGAGGTTTACTGCCTGGATATAAAAAGTAAAGTAAACATTTGGCCATTTGATTTTTATGAGAAAACAACAAAAGACGTTTTAAAGTATTTTCCAGAGAATGAGCAAATTAGGGGACTTATATAATTACATTACGATTCAAAGAGCCACGACCGCAGCGGATGACACCGGAGAAATGATACCGACCTGGGCGACGCTGGTGAGTGTATTTGCAGAACGGATTGAAGGCGGGGGCGGAGAGAAGATCATGGGTGAACAGATCACGGCTCAAAACTATATTACCTGGAGAATGCGATGGTACGACGGGATTACAACGAAAGACCGGATAAGCTACGACAGCGAAACATACCAGATTACAGAGATTACCAGGGAAGGGAGAAAACATTATTTGAATCTTAAAACTTACAAAATAGATGGCTGATGTAAAAATAGAAGTGTTGAATCAAAAGGAGATTGATTATATACTTAACAATATCCCTGATGCACTTGCTATGAAGTTCATTAACCAAACGCTATCTGATGTTTCGAAAAAAACGATATTAAAAGATGCTAAGGCAGCCTGCCCGGTAGGGGAAGAAAACACAACGGGAAGGACAGCGCACGAAAAAGGGAATTTAAGAAAATCATTAGGGGTTACTGTTTACGCAAAGAAGTACGGGCCTGGAGTTTTAGTAGGGCCGCGAAGCAGAAGCACGTTCAAAAAAGGAACGATAAATAACGACGGGTGGTATGCTCACCTTATCGAGTTCGGGCATTATGCCGGAGGGAAGAAAGGACGAAAAGGCACAGGGACGTACGTACAACCTAAACCATTTATGAGGCCTGCTTGGGAAAAAAATAAGGTGATGGTTGAAAATCAGATCGGAGAAAGTTTTGGGAAGGTAATATCAAAATACGTAAAGAAGCACGCAAAATGATCATAGGGAAAGTTATAAAAAGCATTCTTTCAGCAGCGGGGATTACCGCTCAGCCTTCCTATGCCGCTCAGGGTTCGACCGGAAACGTAGTCGTTTACCATGTTATTACTAACATTCCGACCAGCCGTAAAGAAGGCGCAAGTATATTAGACACTTACCGGGTGCAGGTTAATTCAGTCAGTTCAACTTTTGACGGGGCATGTACACTTAGCGAAAGTATCAGGGATGCACTCGATAGATATAACGGGGTGATAGCAGGTTATATAGTTGATCAGATTGTATTCATTGACGAGATGGCAAGTTATGAACTTGAGGATCGTTCACACATGATTATTCAGGATTATTACATTCGGGTTAAAGACACTAAATTCTCATTATTCGGGTACCTGTATAACGTCCCTGCTATTCTTGACGCTAAGTTTGCACCAACAGGATGGCACGTACCGACTGAAACGGAATTCAACACACTTGTAACTTATTTAGGAGGAGACACAATAGCAGGGGGGGCGCTTAAATCAACTTCTGATTTATGGACCGTTCCAAATACGGGAGCCACAAATAGTAGCGGGTTCTCTGCAATACCTTCGGGAGTAAGGAATAGTGATGGTTCGTTTGGAAGTAAAAATACATATTGGATAGGATGGACGTCAACACCTTTGCCGCCCGGAAGCACAACATCAACAAGGTTTTTTTACCTTCGTTATAATTCAACGGCAGTTACGGGGGTTGTGTACTCAAACAAAGGAGGCTGTGCAGTTAGATTAATTCGAGACAATTCAACCGGATGGACAGCAGGGGATACTATCACGGATGAGGATAATAACAATTATAACACCGTTAAAATAGGTGATCAGATTTGGACGGTTCAAAATTGGGCATGTACAAAGTTAAATGACGGGACTGCAATCCCAAATGTAACGGACGCCGCTGAATGGGCAGGACTATCAACCGGAGCGTATTGCGCTTATAATAATATTTATGGAAATATATTTGAATAATGAAAGTTAAACTGATTAAACCGTATGAAGTCTTCCCTGGGGTCTTTGCGAAACCTGGGGAAATTGAAATTCTGCCCGAATTGTATCCTATACTTTTCGAAGGCGGTTATCTCGAAGTTAAACAATTAAAAACTAATAAAAATGGCACAAACAACAGGAATTATAAACGGAAGTGATTTGCTTCTGTACATCGGGGGGATAGCGGTAGCTCACGCAACCAATCACACGCTTAGCATTGGAGTTAATGCACGGGACGCTTCGACAAAAAGTAGCTCAGGGTGGAGGGACTTAAAACCAGGACAAAGGCAGTGGTCTATTTCGGGTGAACACCTGTATACATTCGATGCAAGCTACGGCGCAACGGCATTGTTTTCAACTGTTTCAAACAGATCACTGATAACATTGAAATTAGCGAGCGGTGATGATGATAACCAACGTTTTTCAGGTAGCGGGTATTTGACTTCATTGGAAATGAACTTTCCAAATGAAGAAAACAGTACTTTTTCATTTACAATCGAAGGCACCGGAGAATTGTCTGAATCAACTGGCTCATGATGCACTACATTAACATAGGAGGCAATGAAAGACCTATTCATTTTGGGGTTAATGCAATGGCGCTATACAGCGAAATGGAGAATATTTCAATGGATGAGATGATGGCAAAGATCGATAAAATGAGACTTGATCAGATGGTTAAGCTTATCTATGCAGCACTAAAGGAAGCAGCACGAAAAGAAAAAGATGATATTGAGTTTACCGTTTCGGACGTAGGGGACTGGCTGGATGATGATTTCAGTAAGTTGACAGAGTGCATCAACATCATGGGTAAAACCATGCCAACAGCAAAAAAAAACAATCCGAAGGGGGAAGCATAACCTGGGATGAGATCATTGAAATACTAATCGGTGAACTGAGATTCACTCCGGAAGAAATAGGATGGTTCGAACTTAAAGATGTAGTGAGTGCAATTACCGGTCATTACAACCGGATAACAAGGGAAATGAGACAAGAGTGGGAGGTGGCAAGGTGGATTAATCTTTACCTTGCGCTTCCCTATACAAAGAAAGGACGAAATTTACAGGTAACAGATATTTGCCGTTTCGATTGGGAAAAGCAGAAAACAAAACCGGAAATAAAAGACCGTGAATACATTAACAACTTAATTCGCAAATGGGACAGAAAACGATAGCTAACATGACCATCAAGATTGCGGCCGAAACTGCAAAGTTCAGGCAAGGCATGAAAGATGCGAAGCGTAGCATGGATGGACTAAAAAGTACAATCAGTTCATTTAAAGCTATTGCATTGGGGGCTTTTTCGGTCGTGGCTATTAAGAATTTTGTTTCAAGTTCGATCAAAGCATACGGCGAACAGGAATTAGCCGAAGCTAAGTTACTCAAAGCGCTTGGAGGCAGGGAGGACATGATGCAGAGGCTTGCAAGTCAGGCGTTTGCACTTCAGAAAAAGACTATGTTTGGTGATGAAAAGACAATCGAAGCACAGGCGCAGTTAGCGGTAGTCTTGAAGGACAATGAGGACGCAATCCGGAGCTTAATACCTTTAGTTCAGGATATGGCAACGGCAATGAATATGGACTTAGTCAGCGCATCTCAGCTTGTGGCAAAAACACTGGGAAGTAGTACTAATTCACTTGCAAGGTACGGGATACAAGTTGATGGTGCAGTAGGCAGCTCTGAACGGCTTGCAAGTATGATGGATGCACTCACAGGCAAGTTTTTAGGACAAGCAAAGGCAGCAGGGGATACATTGACGGGGCAAATCGAAAAGTTAAAAAACGCTTGGGGAGATTTCAAAGAGGAGGTAGGGAAATTTATCCTAACAGATATAATTGACTTGGAAGAATGGCGGGCGTTTTTTGAGGTAATGAGTAGTGGGGTTTCTTCCGGTAAAAAATGGATAGTTGCATTTGGTGATATATTTCCAAAAAAAGCAGAAAAGATAGTTAAGTCTGTCAGGGAAATGAACGAGGCGCAGGAGGAGCTGAACGGTAGCATCGCAAAGTTCAGGAAAGAATTTGGAGCAAAAGGCGGCGATTATCAAAAAGAAATAAAATCACTACAAACATTAAGAGAAGAATTAAAAGACCTTAAAGAACAAAGGGAAACCGCTGATCTTTCGGCAGTATCAGGATTTAACAAAAAAATTGAAAAGTTAGAAAAAGAGATAAAAACCTATGAAGAATTAGGCAAAGCCATTGATTTGAATACCGAAAAGGTCATGAAAAACCTTGAGATGATTCAGGGTATAGGGGCGCCGGACTTTTCGAAAAAATCAACAGATAGCTTATATTCGTTCGGTTTTGAAATGGATGAAGAAACATTCAATGAATCGGCAGATGTATTAGTTGAACAATACAATGAAATTCTTGAAAGGACACGGGATTTTACGATGCAATTCAAAGCCACAATTCAGGACGGCATCGCAGAAGCATTTGAAGGCATTGGCGAGATAGTAGGGTCATTTGTAGCGGGAGACACAAAAAGCGCAATGGATACCGTTTATAATCTATTTGCTTCATTCGCAAGTAAGTTAGGAAAATTATTTATATCCTTTGGGGTGGCTTCATTGGCCTTTGCGCAAAACCTAAAAACAGCATTCACAAATCCCGCTAATGCAGTGGCGTTGATATCAGCCGGAGCAGCACTGGTAGGGATAGGGGCAGTAATACGCTCAATGGCACGATCAGGGGTTGGAAGGGGATACGAAGCAGGAAGCCAGCCCGCAGGTGTACTAATGCCTTCGAGACAATCAATACAATTACAAGGAAAATTACAAGGTAAAGATATATTACTTTCAGCAAGTAGATACAATCAAACAATGATCAATAACACGTAATGGCTTGGGATACGAAATATATAATCGAGTTTAAAGATCATCACGGTTTAGACTGGTGGATTAACATTGAAGACAAAACAGCCAATGCAGGATCACCAACTATAATCGAAGCAACCGGAGAACCTTTGATCATAAAACACCTTTCAACGAGTGATTTTATGATTGATAATCCTATTTGTGGTAGTATGGCGGAAATTAACGTGTACTCATCATCTAATTGGCAGTGGAACACGTTCTACCAGTTTGGAAACCTGACTTGGCGGGTGAGTATATATTACAGTGATGACATTGGAGTTAGTGATGTATTGTATTGGCAGGGGTATTTGATCTCAGATGAATATCAGGAGCCGTATGATGAAGTAACATATCCTGTTAAACTAATCGCTTCCGACGGGCTTGGACAAATGAAGGATTTTGAATACTTAGATGCGAGTGGTAATTATTTCGATGAAAGATTAAGAGAGGCTGATGTAATACTTAACTGTCTTGCAAAAGTAGGCATCACAGAAATAAGGGAATACGTTAATGTCTTTGAGGACACGATGGACATGACCGCTGATGATAGCGCACTACATCAGGCTACTATAAACGCTGATCTTTTCCGTGATATGAATTGTTATGATGTAGTCGTCGCAATACTTCAAACTTACAACGCTTGTTTAAGACAAATAGGAGGCATAGGATATATTTACCGTCCGTTTGACCTGAATCAAAGCATTGTAACCGGACGGCGAATGTACATAACCGGACTAACCTATAAATATGCTATCTCATTACCAGTCGCAACCGATAGCATAGAACCTAACCAGGTTTTTTTAAAAGAGGGCGTTTCGTCTGATTTACTATACGTAAACGGCGGGACAATGCGGATACGTCCTCCGGTTAAAAAAGTAACACTGACACAGGACTACAGGAACAAAGAAAGCTGGTTGGATAACTGGCAGCTCACGGCTGAATCATGGGACGGCACGGACTTTGACGACTGGACACAAACAGAGGAAAATTGCGCTGAACCAATTTCAAACTATGTAAAAGGCGAAACAGACGGGATAATACTCATCAAAGGTTCAGGTGATGACGATTATGTAATATCGCAGGAAATAGGGGAGTACATAGTTGATAGTGATACAGACGTGTTTGTATTCGAGTTTGAATATGGTTTATACAACTTTCACTCAGCAGCTTACACAGGAGTAACACAGGTAAGAGTAGTTCAGGATGATACGTACTATCTTGCGGATACGGCCGGAAAAGTATTAGCAGAATGGAGCGCTTCGGAAACGGACATCGAAATAAGCGAAAGTACTCCGGTTGGTTGGTCAGGATGGAAAACATTTAAAAGGCAAATAGTAGGGACGGAAAATGGAGGCACGATTACAGTAGAGTTACACGTCTCTCCGACAAATGTTATTTACAGTTGTTTTAAAAACATTCGATTTTATGCAACGAGTTACAGCGTGGAAAAGCGAATGATACAGACTAAATTCCAAATGATCATTTCCAGTAACAAATTTTTGCGTAATCTATTTTGGGGATTGAATTACAAAGGACAATCAGCTTATTACATGCAGGAAACTAATAATGTAGTTGAAAACGAGTATAGTGTAGTTAATGACATCTATGGAATTAACGTAGATATAAACTACATTCTTGGCGATGTGATCACAGTGAGTGATCCGGTCAGGACATCAGACGTTAATATCGAAAACGTGTTAGAGCAATTCGCCGGATCCATTGGGGTACGAATTGGAGCGACTACGTCAAACTCATTCGAATGGACGGCGACTTTTGGGGAATCGAATTTGCCACTGCTGGAAATTATAGGGAACGAAATAGCCTCACAGGCGGCCACACCGAAACAGCTTTTAACTTTACCTGTTCAGGAATTGAACGAAATTAGCGACCTTCCGCAAGTCAATATATTAGGTAATTTCATGGATTATTTGAATTTGGATGAGGACGATAATGTACGGAAGTTTGTATTTAACGGCGGGGAATTTGATGTGAAAGAAAGAATTTGGAATTTGGAATTAATGGAAATAAATTTACCTGAAGCATTAACATAAAATTATTAACTTTATAAAAATATAGAAATGGCACTACCACGTTTTACAAGGCAGATAACGAGCGCAGACGGCGCGGTAACCTTGACAGGAAATAAAGGGGTTTGCATCAAAGCAGTTAACGGCGATGCAACAATGACAGACCTGGACGAAATGAATGATCTGGGGGTGAGTTCAGATTCATTACTCAAAGCGAAAACCTTTTACGAAGGCGTCGAATATTACGGACGTTTTACAAAGATTCACGTAGCAACCGGAACAGTAGTTTATTACATGCAATAATGGGAGCAGGTATAGGTTTAGGGCTAAAAATTGGCGGCGGTTCAATAAGAAACGCTGTGCTTGACAAGTTCACGGACGGGGTAACGTCAATGACTTTGGGGGTCATTGACGGGGTTTTGTCTTTGTGGTATACAGACACAGACGAGGTTATAAAACAATGGACAAAGGAGGAATGACATGACAAACATGACTATTCAAAAAGGGAATCCATATACGGCAGTTATAACCGTTACCAGCTCTGGGGCGGCTTATAACCTGACCGGGAAAACTGTATTATTTACCGTCAAAGCCTTAAATGACAATGCAGATAATGACACGTCCGCACTGATTACGAAAAGCATTACAAGTCATACAGATGCAACGGGAGGAATAACCACTCTCGATTTAACCGGAACACAAACAAACATAGCAGCAGGGACGTATAAGTACGACATAAGAATTTACGCTTCGGGGATACAAATGAACAGCGAAACCGGATATTGTTATATTACCGACATTGTAACAAAAAGAACGTCATGAGCGATACGATAGACATAGAAATTGTAGAACAAAGCATCGAGTTATCTATAACTCAGGGTGTGGCAGGGGCTTCGGACTTGACGCTCGGTGAAACCTCAACTACTGCTTACCGTGGAGATAGGGGAAAGACAGCTTATGATCATTCACAGGCCACACATGCTCCGGCGGATGCTCAAAAAAACTCGGATATAACCAAAGCAGAAATTGAAGCGAAATTAACCGGAGAGATAACAAGTCATACGCATACAGCTTCACAGGTTGCTTCGGTAGGTTTTCAGGCGCCATCGTTTGCAAACCCTCTTAATTTGGACAGCACAACCTACAAAGATTTTAAAGTTACCATAACCGGAGACACAACGGTAAACCTCAATAATACAGTTGACGGAGACGCTGGAATGATTGAACTGATTATTTCAGGCGCCGGAGGTTATACAGTAAGTTTAGGCACGATGTTTACAAAGAAATTAGGCACAACAAGTATAGTCGCCACAACCGGAGCGGATAATTTTATAAGCTGGAGAATGGTTGGAACCGACATAGTATATACAATTAATCAGGTTGAATGAACGCAAAGAATGCCATAGGGTTTTACGTAAAGTCAACGGGGGGTGTTACTCTCGATCCTGATCTGGTTACATACATGACCGGATTGGCAACGCCTTTGAGTTCAGGTCAACAGACTATTTTGGACTGGCTTTTTAAGTATTGGAAGAGTAAAACAGGGGCGACTTTATTGAGTGAATTATTTGATCAGGCTTTAATTTTAGCCGGAGAAACAGCGGAAAGTAGTTATCGAAACATTGTTAAGCGGGCAAATGATGCAACGGCTTATAACTCTCCAACGTGGACACAGTATGAAGGAGTGACGGGTAACGGAACAAATCAATATATCAACACGAATTGGAACGGCAGAACAGTAGGACACACAAATGCTTATACGCTGAATAGTGCGAGCTTTTGGATATATCAGAGGAATTATACTTTTAAGAGCGGGGATAGTTCTTTTGAAATGCACGGCGCGAGATCAACAACGACTGACGGCGGTAATAACAATAGAATTTTACATTCAAAACCAGCAGGAGGTACGGTTAATTTATCAGGGATAGTTAATTGTAGCGCAGGAGCATCAACCGCTATATATAACGGTACGGATATAATAGGCATGAGAACCATATCCAGAACTGCATCGAATTTGCAAACATTATATTACAAAGGCAAGAGCGAAGCAACAAACACAACCGCTACAACAAAAATACCTGATCAAAATGTTTTACTGTTCGCTGAAATGCAGATTAATGGTTTAATAACAAATTACGACAACGACCAGACTTCATTTGCGGCACTCGGCAGGGGAATGAACTCAACCGAAGTAAAAGACATTACAGACGCATTCAACGAATATTTAACTTATCACGGGAAAAATCCATTATAATGGACGCACATTTAATCATATCGAAAAAGAGCGCAGACCTTATTAGAGGTAAATATGGATTATACAGCGGCATTGACCCGATGGATTTGCCCGATGGAATGTATTTTTTACCTGAGAAATGCCTGCATGACTCTGATTTGGAAGAAATTAAAAAAACACTGGAAGGTATTAAAAAAGAATGCAAAATACAGATAATTACAGAAGTGAAAGAGAAAGAAATGGTCGAAAAAGATAAGTATTACATAACCGAATTCGGACTTGCTAAATGCATCAGTTCGGGAGAGGTTAAGGACGTTAGTAAAACCGATACAAAAATATTTAACTATGGCGCAATACAGAGTTTATAAAGATACCGAAGCAACGTACAGGATAGGGGTACGAAACGCTTCATTTGTTTTCGATCAGGCATTGACCGAGACAGGATTTGCAGGGTCAGAAAATACAGACTGGGAAAATTTAACAAGTTTTAAAAAGGAATAAAATGAAAAAGCTATTATTTATACTTTGCCTGATTCCGTTAGGACTATTCGGACAGGCGCCGAAAGGTGGTAATTATTTCAAATATATTATCAAAGCATCCGGCGGGATATGGATTGGCGATACCAGTTCAGTATCCACAGCGGTAAAGATTGATAGTGTTACAGTTATTGACGATACGCTTCGCTTCCACGTGAACGGCGATATCCTGGCAGGCCTTGCCGTGAGTGATGTGACTCTTGATAGCATAGCGGTACTCAGGGCATTGATTGAAAATAATCAGGACAGCATTGCAGCTCATTATATTCGACTTAATAATCTCGATGATAGTATCGTTGAACTACGAATCGCAATAGGAACCGGAGGCGGGGGTGATCTTGCTTTTGAAGATACTGTTTCAAGCACGGGATTTATTGAAACACAATTCAGATCAGACACAGCAAAGTCAGCCATAAGAGGGGAGATAGCAGCACTAATAGCAGGAGAGTTTGATACTACCTACATCCATGCCCGTATTGACTCGCTTGCATATGACACTCTTACACTTGCAGCAGGAGCGTTTATAACCCTGACCGAACGAAACGACAGCCTGATTATAGCCGTTGACACAACAGGGCTAAATATTGTGGCAGGAGGCATAAGTGACAGCACATCACTGTATTTTTATCACGAGATACAGCCGATTTATACCTTCTCAGTAGGGCATGGGAACAGCATGGATTCAATTCATTTTATGGATGAAAATACACTTGGTGCTTTCTTCAACCGGAGTGCAGATACTTTGGTAATTACTGATATGATTACCGGAATATACGGAAGTACAGGGGATACCATGAGACACCAATTAGTATGGCATAAGACATACCGTAATTTAACGGATGCAGTTAAGTTGGATACAATATTGATTGCCACGGGAGGAACTAATTCAGCATATATTTACACACAGGTTAACGATACCATCCCACCTGATGTTTGGTTATGGGCAAGAGTTATCGGCCCGCTGCAAGACGTAAGACCGTACATGTGGCATAGCACAATCGCAGGGTATAGAATTAAAGGGACTTTAAATGCTAATCCTTTTGATGAGGACAATACAGCCCCTGAATTTGCATCCGCTGAACTTGGGACGTATAATGATAGTATCGTAATGGTTCTGCTGGATGAAAACTTACAACAGGATAGCATACCACTTGTGGCAGCGTTCACTTTTACAGGAGGGATAGCAAAAACAGAAATAGGAATTAATGCAATTACAATCAGTTACGATACGCTGTTTGTTGCACTTGACAGTATACCTATATCTTATGTTGATTCAGTTCTATATTTAAGCTATACCCCTGGTTACCCTGCATTGCAGGACAGTTCAGAGAATGCGGTAGCAGCATGGGTTGACAGCACGGTAACGAATAATCTGACAGCAGAGGAAAGTTATGAAGTGTTGTGGAAATTAAGACCGAAGGGAGATAGCACGGGGGTAGCAACCATTCGACTTAGTGTAAGTGAAACTACAACCCTAACGCTTGATGGAGTAGGGAGATTTTACACTAATTCCGCTGGAACTGAAGGAGAATCCACATCATGGGAGATTACCTCTGGTGCATTAAGAACAAGATACATAAAAGTAACTGATGACAGCAGTATGCTTACAATACCGGATGCGAGGCTGATTACTGAATTTGGGGGCAGCTCGTCTCTTCGGGGATGGCAAAGTGAAACTAATATGCCTACAATTGGCGGTGATATTTCAAAATTGATTAACCTAACAAAATTATACAAAGGTCGCATAAATGCACATAGCACGTTTACTGGCAGCATTGACGATATGTCTAACTTAACTGCTATATTCCTTGCTACGACAGATAATATAGAGGGAGATATAACATCATTGAATTTAGCGTTTTTAGAGGTCAGTGCAAATACAAGTCTGGTAGGGTCATTTAATAGCTCAACAAACATGACCCGATTAAATTTGCTTACTACGAATTTCACAGGAGATTTAAGCAACTTGACTTCTGCAACTTATCGATACTCGTCTGGTAACCTGAATAAACTTACGTATTCTACTCATACATGGGCGGCAAGTACAACGTACTTGTTAATTTACCCTGCTTCTGGCCACGGATGGTCTATTGGTGAAATATCAACAGCGGTAAATGAAGCGAGCGCCACAACATGGGCAAGTCCATTTATGTTTGACTGCAGCCATGCTCAGCATGCATCAATGGCAGACACTAATCAGGGTGGTATATGGGGTGATTTCTCAGGCGAAGCAGCACCGTCAACATTAGCCACGAATTTTAAAACATTAGTAAAAACCAGGTCATGCGTCGGAGTAACATCAGGGGTGTTACTAAGAGGTACAGTAACCCCAGGAGAAACGGGTGATGGGACAGGATTCCCAGCAGGCTTCGGTGATTGGTGGAGGGAATAACAATGAAAAACTTACTAATCATATTGCTTTTTTTGCCTTGTATGTTGTTTGCTCAGCCTTACGTGTACTATGTTGCGCCGGATGGTAATGATAGTCATACTGGTACTTTTGCTCAACCTTGGGCGACGCTGCAAAAAGCCTTTCTGGAATCACAACCAGGCGATACCACCTACCTTAGAGGTGGAGTGTATTATTCTTTATATTCTAATATTTTGAATCCAGAAAAATATCCTACTGGATATGGGGTTACGGGTACAAGTGCGAATCCTATTCATTATTATGGCTATCCTCCTGATATAGCCGAAGGCAATAGACCTATAATTGATTGTGTTTTGCATTGCGATTCGGTTAATAGCTATAATTCAGGGATTTCATTGTCTTACGTTGAACATATAAAATTCAAAGATATTGATGTACGAAACGTGTTACAATGTGATGGGACGATTACAGGTGCTATTTCAGCTATGTATTCAAAAAACCTTACTTATGAAAACATGACGATAAGCAATATTGGGCAAAGAGCGGTATATATGCAAGGGGGAGGGTATAATAGTTGGTATGAGGACGGGGGTACGGCCACTACTCCATATTGGCCTGATGGCATTGATACAACTATATTTAGAAATATAGACATATACGATCTTTGTGATACATTTTCAGTAACAGGCAACCCTCCTGTACTTAACCCCGGCAATGCTGCCGATGGCTTTAAACAAGTATATTATAGGGATAATTATATTGTATGGGAAGATATCAGGGTATGGAACTATACGGATGATGCGTATGATGTTAATAATATTAATGGAGCTGAATTTATATTACGGAATTGCTGGGTGATGAGTTCAAGAAAATATGAGAGCATTGGGCAGGAGGAAAATGGTTCCTTTGAAGGTAATGGGTTTAAGTTTACAAGGCTAAATGCAGGTTCGCCTCCGATGCCGGAGGGTAAGCGTGGATTATCGTTTATTAACTGCCTTGCTATGTTTTGCGATGGGGGCGGATTTTACAGTAACTTTTTGCACGATGAAGGAGCGGAGCAGTCTTATGTGGTGTATATCAATAACACTTCTTATAGTAATAATTTAGGTTACAACCTTGGTTCGTGGGATGGTTTTCAGGATAGCACAATCTTAAGAAACAACTTAGGATACGGGAACGCTCTTTATTACGGATCACCAAATAACTTTTACACAAACAGAGCGATAAGTATGTTTGAAAGTAATAACAATTATAATTGGGTAGGGGGTTGGCCTGGTTGGTCTATCTCAGACACCGTAACCGTAACTGATGATGACTTTACAACCGTAGACAGCCTTACGCTTGTGGCTTTGTTCACAGCCTCACGACAGGCGGACGGGTCGCTCCCGAAACTCAGGCCGTTAATGTTGAAGGAAGGTTCAGATTTGATTAACGCAGGTACGAGACTGGCTAATATCGAACTGGCAAGTTTCGGATACGACACTGTATATTACTACGACACCGCTCCTGATATAGGTTACTATCAATATGGGCAACTTGATGACAGCACAGGGACAGATATACTTTCCTTCACGTTTCCACAGCAGAACAGCACGGCATCTATTAATTACACCAACCATACTATTTCTATTGAAGTTGTTAAGGGTACGAGTGTAACCAGCCTGACACCGACAATTACCCTATCACCGGAGGCGACAATTAGCCCGACTTCGGGAACTGCCCGTAATTTTACTTCACCTGTTACTTATACAGTCACAGCAGGGGATGAAGTGACTACACAGGTATGGACGGTAACGGTAACAGTGGCAACGGTAGCAGATACACACGTAAGGGGCAAGGGTGCAAAGTCAGGGACAAAATATATGAAATTCAATAACAAAT